TAGTATATGGTAGTATAAAGTATTACTATTATTGTGTTAATGATATGATATAGAATAGAGATGGTATGTGTGGTGGTAAACACCCCTTTTAACCCCATTCACAACCCTTCTAATCAACTCAAATATTATTTTGGTGTTATCCTATTACTGAAATTAGAACGTGCATTACAGAAGCTCTATGTGGGTTGTTGACGTAAAACAAATAATGTAGATTGCTATTACTCCACCCTTGAGATTTCATTAACTTTTGAAATAGTGAGAAAGATATTCACTTAAAACTGGTAATATAAATTTGAAAAAAATAAATATATTTGATTTTACTTAGTTACTTTACGCTTCTATCCTAATAAAGTGTTTATGCTTATTAGTGATAGTTCTATCTATTAGATATTCGGCTAAACTCATTCAAGCGGTTACTCATATGACAGTAACGAGGAAAGACCTTTGCTTTACCCACTTAGCAACACTCTAACGTGTTTGATTTCAGATAAACCTAATTAGGAAGTTATAGGATTCTTTTAATAACAGAGCCAAGTGTTATTACTGATTTATACTACGCATCTATGTTCTTGGATAATGCATAATATAATAACAAAAAAGTACTCTTTTCATTTTGGTATTTTTAACATTACTTACAGTTTATAATAAACTTTAACATTTCTGCTTTCTCTTTTTCATTATACTTACCGTTTTTGCTTATATTATCAAACGCCCATAGAGGTTGTAGATTTTTGTGATGGCATAATAATTTAAGTTCTTCTTCGGTATTAGCTGCACAAAGAGGTATGATATGGTCTATATGCCATTCACCGTAGTTATCCCAAGACATACCTTTTGTGAATTGATTTTCTAAATATTGATTTAATGAATTGAAATCTATTCCAAGCATCTTTTCTGTTTTAGTTCCTTTTTGATACCCTCCTAATCTGAAAGCAGATGATGTCCTGTTTCTATAATTTAATGACAACCTAAATAATGTATTCTCTCTATAATTTGATTGCCTTTTATTATCGCAGTTACTACAATACCCAATATCTAATCTTAAATCATCTAGCACTCTAAAATTGAAATTCTTTTTACCTTTATACTCTGTATAGACCATATCTGTATCACAAGAACCACAGTGAAAAAGAAAATCTCCTTTCATAACAAGGTTCTTAACTCCTAAAACACTAAGACCAGAGCCTATGTATTTGCCTGTTTTATCTGAAAACTTATATGCGTTCTCTTCTGCATATTCTACTTCTTCGTCATTGATTATTATTTCATTATTACGTAGAATACCACATTCACCATCAAGGAATAGTGTATCAATTACATCTCTTAATTTATTAATATTTTCTTTTTTTGCATTGTATCCTGTTGGTCTTGGCTTGTTTAATTTCTTAATAAGCGTGTTTACAACTACTCTAGGCATTTCAATATCAATCCTTATCATTTTCCTTTTCTTTACCATAACCTTCTTATTTTAGTAGCAAACCTTTCTGGGTACTTCTCTTCTAACCAATAACTATCCCACAATTTATTATCTTGTAAATACTTTAATGTTATTTTAGTTTTGCTTTCTTCTTCCATCTTGTTTTTTATTATACTCGTTATTAATAAGATTTATAGTTTTTAATTCCATCTGTAATCCACCATTTAAGGGCTTTATATTTACGACTAGAATTCAATATACCTATTCCGTAATTTTCTTCTTCTTGCTCACATATCCATTTACAGTAATTTATTTCTGCAAATTCAATCATAGATGTAATCTTCCTACCTTTGAATTTACCAAATGTTATTACGTATTTTATATTCTTATTGTAGCTTGAATGTTTCCCTTCTAAAATTTCTTCAACATACCATCTTTTATACTTCTTAGTACCTTTAATTAATTCTACACAAGATGATACGTCATTTTCGTTTAGATTAAACCACTCTAGCTTAATTCTTTTCTTGCAAAATCTTTTATGTAAAAGTTCTTCTGTCGCTCCATATCCATAACAAATAAGTTTGCAATTAGGATTACCTGTTTTGATTTGTTTTAATCTGTTTTCTGGGTTTTTAGATTTACCTATTTTATATAGATTACCATCAAACATAAGGTATGTTAGTTTTTGGTCTGCTTTTGGCTTATTTGTTATTTTATTCTTCTTAACATTTATTACACCACCACTATATCTCTCAAACTCATCATCAGTCCATTTTTTTTCTTCTTTCATCTCTTTGTTTTTTATTATACTCATTATTAAACTTAAAGAACATTCTCAAGTCCTTTTTTATATACTTATTTGCTCTTTTCTTATATTTCATTAGTCACATAGTATTGTATAGAATGATTCATCATCTATTCTTTTAATAGAATCAGGTTGGCAAGGCACTAACTCTTTACTAACCACATTATATGGTATGTATGGATTTATGTTTACCTTATTAGCTTCTACATACGTGGTCTTTACACATCCGCAGCCATATTCTTCTTCTGGTGTGCAATTAAATAATAGGAATCCAATTATAGCGTATAGAACTATATATGCCATAATTACTTTGTTCTTGTGTGTCATAATTTATCTGTTTAGGTGGCAATATACAAAATAAATATCATATAGCAAAATGAAATCGATAGTTTTTTGTTATTATATTATGACAAAAGAGTTTGAAATATCTATACCCAAAGATTTAGGTGGTATATCACTTAGACAGTATCAGCAGTATTTAAAGATGCACGATAGATGGGATAAGGAAGATGAGGTTTATTTTAAGACTAAAGTGCTACAAATATTCTGCGGTCTTGATATAGATGATACCTATAAGATACCTATTGTTAAGTTCAATAGCGTTATAGAACACGTTTTAGAGTGCTTTAAGGAAGAAACTCCGCTAGTAAAGAAGTTTACTATGACAGGAAAGAATAAAGCAGGTGATGACACTAAGGTTGAGTTTGGCTTTATACCTAAGTTAGATGATATGACCTTTGGTGAGTTTATAGACTTAGAGAAATACATCTCTGATTGGCAGACTATGCACAAGGCTATGGCGGTTTTATTTAGACCAGTGTATCATAGTAAGAAGGAGTTCTATGAGATTAACGAATACGAAGGTAGTGCTAAGTATTCAGAGGTAATGTTAGATATGCCTGTTGATGTTGCTATTGGTGCGATGGTTTTTTTTTATCGTTTAGGGAGCAAATTACCACTTCTTACGATGGACTATTTACAAAGAGTGATGAAGGCGGAGGGAGTGCCACAGACGCTCAAGCCAATTTTGGGAGAAAATGGGGATGGTATCAATCGATACATACACTTGCTCAAGGAGATGTCAGAAGATTCGATGAGGTTACAAAAACAAGGGTTCACGAATGTTTTATGATGCTAGATTACGAGAAAGATAAGGTGAGTTTAGAAAATAAGTTAATGAAACAGAGTTTTAACAGATAATAATGAATAATTTCTATAAAATACTAGATGAACTAAGAGAATACTTGATATTGTCTAGTTTTACCAATAAAGTGACCTTTGGAGAGGTTGAACAGGTGGATTTGGACAAAAAGACCAATTTCCCGTTAGTACACTTGAATATTGAAGATGCTCTTATAGACGAGAATTATATTGATTTTACGGTCAATATCATAGCAGCAGACATACTAGATATTAGTAAAGAACAGGTTGCAGACCAGTTTTTAGGTAGTAATAACCTACAAGATGTGTTAAATAGCCAATTAAAGGTGCTTACAGATGTTAATAACTTCTTTAGACGCAATGATTATAGAGAAAGTGGTATAACGATAGTAGATTCTAGTAGAGTAACGCCATTTTTAGACAAATTTAACAATGAATTAGCAGGATGGGAAGGAACTATCACATTACGCTCATCAATGCAGGATAAATGTTAAGAGATAACACTAAAAAGCTATTAAATGACTTTGCAGATGCAGTATTTGCTCAAGCGAAGATGAATTTACATTCTCAAGGGAAAAGTGCTACTAAGGAATTAGAAAATAGCTTTAAGAAGAAGGTAAATGCTAGTGAAAACTCGATACAGTTATCTTTAGAGATGGCAGAACACGGTTTCTATATAGATGAAGGTGTTAGTGGTACGCAGAGGGGTTATAACACTAGATTTAAGTTTAAGAAGATGCCACCTGCAAGAGTTTTTGATAAATGGATAATAGCTAAAGGTATTGAGCCTAGAGATAGTAAAGGTAGGTTTAAAAAGGGTAGAAAAAGCATAAATTGGGCGATAGCAAGAAGTGTGTATAGAAAAGGGTTAAAACCTAGTAAATTTATGACAATGGCGTTAGAAAAGGAGTTTAAGACACTTCCTAATGAATTAGTAGAAGCATACGGACTAGATATAGATAAATTTCTAGCATTTGCATTTAAAGATAATATAAAAAGCATATAATAAAATGACAAACCAAAAATTAACAGATAGAGGTGTATCTAGTATTTCTGATTCAAGCGACATAATACACGTTGTTAAAGGAGCAAGGTCTTATCAGCAAAAAATGAGTGTTGCTGTTGATGATAAAATACAAATTGTTTCAGACCAATTAGCAGGCATATCATCTGGTTACAAAGGATTTTTAGCCATAGCAGATACACCAATAGAAGATGGCTACTACTATGCGTCCGAATCAGGTACATATACAAATGCAGGGAGTTTAGTTGTTTCTTTAGCAAGCAAGATTACTATTATAACAGTTTCAGATACTCAAACAACTTTTGAGAAGTTAGAAATACCTATTGATACATTGGGTTATGAGGTTGTAAGAACGATTGGGGAGTTTGATACGCTAGTTGCAGCAGGCACTTCTGGTACTTGGTTAATATTAGATGATATTACTTTAACAGCAGATAAAACAATACCTCCTGATGTTACTTTACATTTTAACGGTGGTGTTATTAGTGGAGCGTTTACTATTACAGGAAACGATACAAAGTTAGAAACTAGTTTGGTTAAAATTTTTGATACTGATATTACACATAACGGAACGTTTAAAAATAAATATTCTTATGTTGAATGGTTTGGAGCAGTTGGTGATGGTATTACAGATGATATACAAGCAATAAATAATTCATTAGCTTTTGCTAAAATATCAAGTGGTACTGTTGTACTTCAAAAAGAGTTAACATATAGAACATCAAATACGGTAGTTATTCCATCAAACACAACACTAACAACTAAAAGCGGTAAAGCTATTATAAAAGCATTACGTAATGATTTGTCGTTAGATATGTTTGATACAATAGTTAATGAGAATTATTATTTAAACCCTATAACATTAGTCGCTAACAGTAATGATATAACTATTTCAAATATTATTGTTGATGCTAATTGTGCAGGTCTTACAGGAACACCAACTACTAATAATGTAGGTGCGGGAGTTAGACTTTACAATGTCAAAAATGCACATATTAACAACATAGAGGTTCGTAACACACACACAGCAGGTTTATTATTCTCTGGGGTTTATGATTCAATAATTGAAAACGTTTATTTATATAATATTGGATTAGTTCCCTATACAATAGGTGTTGATAATCAATTAATTGGAGATGGTAATGGTGTAAGTCTTTACAATGGAAATAATCCAGTAGGTAACAATGTTGTGAGGGATTGTATCGCTGAAAATTTTAGAGATAATGGATTTACTTTATACGCACAAGAGGAAAACATAATAGAAAATTGTTATAGTAAAGGCATTTCTACTGTATCAACAACAAATTCGCAGGGTGGTTTTTCGATAGAGAATACTGCTAATATGTGTATTATTACAAATTCAATGGCTAAAAATGTTCCTTATGGTGTTATTGCAAGTAATTATGGTTATAAATCACTTATAAAAGGGTGTAATCTAACCGCTAATTTTGCAGGTGTTTTGATATCAAAATCAGAAACAGATGTTATAAATTGTGATATTACAGTTTTAAATGGCACTGGTGTTGTTATAGGTACAGAGGACAATGCAGATTATTATGAAATCGGTTCAAGGGTTATAAATAATAAAATAAATGGAACAGACCACACAATTCTAAGTAAGGGTGTACTAGTTAGAAATCCAAAGAATGTAATAATTAAAGGTAATACTATTATTAACACACAGAAATTCATTGAAGTAAAACGTGCTTCAGGTATTGCATTTACAAATTTAGAAGAATCTAACCTTGTTATTCACAGTAATTTATTTTATGGCGATTGTGATGTGGTGATACAAATTAATGAACTTAAAGGTGTTAATGTTTTAGATAATATTTTTGATGGTGTTTCTAGTAATTATGGTATTTATATGAATCAAGAAACAGAATATATCACCATAAAAAACAATCGTATCAATCAAAATACTTCTGTTGGTATTCAATCTATATATTTTGCAAAAGCAACGGTTAATAGTATTGTCGAGAATAATCCCACTAGTGGGTGGTTTGATTCATCAAGATGGTTTAAATTATCTGATGGCACATTTGATGCTCCATTATTAATTCAAAGCGGAACAGGTACACCAGAAAATATATATTATGCAGGAACTGGCTCTATTTGGTATAGAACAGATGGGGGTACATCTACAAGTATGTATATAAAAGAAAGTGCAGGAACTTCTAAAACAGGATGGGTAGCTAAATAATATTAAAATGAGTAAAATAAACATAAGAAGTCCGTATTTTATAAATATATCAACAGCTAATATTACAAGTGCTGTTTTAGATTTATATATTTACACAGGAACACAAGTAGCTACAATGGATAGTATAACGTATTCGTTAGAAGGTAGTGTCTATAATGGATATGTTTCTTTTGAGATAAGTCAACTAATCTCTGATTATCTCGATGTTACTTACAATGGTGTTAACGCATCTCAAGTGGCTTGGGTAAATTACCAAGTAACAGAAACTATAAATAATGTTGCTACAACACCATCTCCTGTTGTTCAAACAGTTGCTTTTGATGGGTATGGTTACTTTGAAGATGAAGTAAACCCACAGTTATCAGATAAATTACTTCAATCAAACGATAAGGTAGTAATCTTAGATAATAACTCTTTTTATATTCCTGTTCAACAAGATAACCTAGATTATATAGATTTAATGTATCAAGGAAGTCCAATAGGCACAACAGAATATTTTACATCTACAACAAATAGCACCGATGTAATAAGATATATAGGTTATACTGTTACTAATTATATATTTCAAGACGAAAATAATTACTTATTTGAAAACTTAAACAACTTTATCTTTAGTGATGATGCTGATAACGCAGATGCTATAAGAATAACTTATGATGACGCATCTACAAAGACTATTAAAATAGAAAGAAGGTCGGAATGTAAACACGAACCTTATAGAATAACGTTTATTAATAAGTTTGGTGCATTACAAAGTGTTTGGATGTTTAAGCGTAGTGATGTATCTATGAGTGTAGAGAATGAGAATTACAGAGGGTTTACAGGCTCTAGCACAGGATATGACATATCAGAACACCAATACAGAAATTATAATGTAATAGGTAGAGAATCTATATCTTTAAATAGCGGTTTCTATACAGAAGATATAAATGAGGTGTTTAGACAAGTTTTACTTAGCGAAAAGATTTGGATATATTACAATGATAAGATATTACCAGTAAACATTAAATCTAAAGAGTTGTCATTTAAGACGCAAGTTAACGACAAGTTAATTGATTATAAGATAGAGTTTGAGTTTGCTTTTGACAAGATAAACAACGTATTTTAATGAGAAGGAACGTAGAAGTATTTATAAACAATCAGAGAGTTGACTTATTCGATTTTGAGGATATTAATATTGTCGATTCGGTACAAGACGTAAGGGATATTGCTAAGATATTTGTTCCTTACTCTAGGGAGTTTACTGTACCTGCTTCTAAGAATAATAACAAGATATTCAAGCATTACTACAATAATGATATTGTTAATGGCTTTGATGCTAGGTTTAAGATTTCTGCTGTCATTAAAGTAAACGGAATGGTCTATAAAAATGGTAGAGTTACTTTATTAAACTCGTCACTTAAAAATAATAGACCTGTTAATTATAAGTTAGTATTTTATAGTAAAACCATAGACTTCAAGACGTTATTGAGTGATGATTTACTAGAAGATATGGACACTTCTATTTTAAGTAAGTTTAATATAGAATATAATGCTCAAAATGTATTTGATGGTTTTAATTATGGTTACAGTTTAATAGGTGAAAATATAGTAGCGAATGATGTGCCTGTTGAGAATAGCGACTTAATAATACCGTTCATATCTACAAATAGCCATTATTACTATGACGATGATGTAACAGGTATAAGTCCATTAGAAGGAGATTCTGAATCTAGGAATGTAAACTTTAATGGAGGTGTTGCGTACCCTGATGACACGCCACACGGTGTAAATTGGAAGGATTTAAGACCATCTTTGAAGTTACCAATACTAATGCAAGCAATAGAGGAAAAGTACGGTATATCGTTTGTAAGCGACTTCTTTACTACTGATGCGTTTAATAAGCTATATATATGGCTTAATAATGACAAGGGTTTATATGGTGAAGAAAGAACGGTTGGTACTGATTTCTCTGAATTTACACTTGATAATGGTAATGATGAAAGACCAATAACCACAACGTCTAGCGTGTTTTATAGACTATTACTTACTGTTAATATTGATGATGTAAATGATGATTACGAGTTAAATGTTACTAATAATAAAGATAGCAAGACAATTTACACGTCAACCGCAAAAGGAACTAATACATTTGAGATACCATTACTATTTAGAGGTGGAGGTATTTATACATATGACTTAAACTTTGAGATTACAGGTGTCGAATCTAATTCTATAACATTAAGTGCAAAACTTGAACTTTTTAGTAATGGACTACAAAGCACTTCTAATTATTCATTCATAGACGCAGTAACAGATGGTGTGTTTAATATAAGAAAGAATATGCCTAAGATAAAGGTTATAGACTTCTTAACAGGCTTATTTAAGATGTTTAATCTAACTGCTTATGTGAATGATGATGATAATATAGTAGTAGATACATTAGATGACTATTATAGAAAAGGTAGTACTGTTGATATAACTAGGTTTACCAAGAATGAAGAATCGACTGTTTCTAGAAATAAGTTATATTCTCAAATAGACTTTATGTTTGAAGAACCCAAGACATTCGCTACAATAAACTCTAATGAGTTATCAAGAGATGAATTTGGTAATGAAAGAATAGATAACACAAACAATGACCCCGAATTATCAGCTTTACTAGCTTTTGATGGTGGAAAATATGAAGTTGCTCCTAAGTTTGAGAAGATGCAGTATGAGAGAATGACAGACCAGAGTAATCCTACTTTATTACAGAATTTCTGTTGGGGATGGTGTGTTACTGATGACCAAAAAGCAACACTAACAAAACCTATATTACACTATACGGAAAACGTAGATGTAGATGTTATTCCTTTAACTGTTCAAATGGGTTTCGACCCAACAACAGGACAAGCTAATATCCCTATATCATATTATTTCAGACCATCAAATTCATTAAGCACTAGCACTACTCTTGGTCAATCTCTACATTTTGGTAGTGAAGAAGATGAGTTTTACACAAGTTTAGGTAGTAATGAAACTAGCTTGTTTAATATGTATTGGAAGAACACTATATTAGCAATATACGATGAGAAGTCAAGGATAACTACTTACAAAGCTAACCTACCAATATCAATAGCAAACACAATAAAACTAAATGATGTAGTAGTAGTTAACAGAAAGAAGTATAGGATAAATAAAATAGATATTAACATAACAACAGGCGATGCAAGTTTAGAATTAGTAACGTATAGAAAACTCGTAAGATATAACGGATTCACAGTAGATAACGATGGATTCACAGTAGATTCAACATTAATAACAGTAGATAAAACAATATAAAATGGCACAACAGATAATAGGTATAGGCTCAACAGCAAACGATGGAACAGGGGATGCTCTAAGAGATGCTTTTATAAAAACTAATGACAATTTCACAGAACTGTACAGTGAATTTTTACAAAACCGTATTGTAGTTACTCAAGATAATGTAGCTACAACTTTAGGAGGCACTATAGACTCTACGAAACAATACTTCTTAGATGGCATCATTGATATGGGTACTACTCAAATTACAGTGCCACCTACGGGAATGACAATAATCGGCTTATCATTCGATATAAGCGGTTTAATTTCTTCAGAGAACAGTTATACTATGTTCGTATCTGAAAGCATCGCAATAGGGTCGGGAAACCTTCTAGGGGCTGATTATTTTGTTTCTGTTACGGGTGCAGGTTCTAAAGTATATGAATTGTACGACGCAACGGGTTTTAACGCTTTTGAGTTTCAAAGAATCAATTACAACGATTGTACTTCTTTAGGTGATATTTATGATTATAGACAAGGACTAGAAAGCGGAACAGGTAGATTTGGTGGTTCACCAAGTTTAACTTTACACGGTCTTTGGCGTGGTGGTTTTAGAATTACAACTTCAATCGTTAGAAGTTTGGCGGGAACTATGACAGAACCCTTATTTAAAACGGGGACTTTGTTTCAAATGAACTCAAGATTTTTAACAGACATAAATTGCGACTTGCCAACACTTGCACCATTTTCTGACTTTCAAGAAGTGAACTTTCCGAACCCTAGTACGGTACAATTGAAAGGAGCTATCTTTACTAGAGACGGAGCATTTAATCCTAATGACACAAATATATTTAGTAACTTAGAGGCATCTGATTTAGCTTGCGACTGGGATAATAATATAGGTATCAAGAATACCTTTGTTGGTGGGGGATTGAATAATACTTCAGAGGTTCAAACAACTATAGTAACACAAGGTGTAGCAGTAGATTTAAACGGAACTTTTACACCAAAAGACCTACAACATTTTGACAGTCCTTCGAACGGAAGATTAAGACACATCGGAGTAAACCCTCGTGAATATATGGTTAATTTTGACTTTATTTTAGAAGGAGTACAGAATAGTGATTACGAATTGTTTCTATTAAAAAGCGATGGTGGTTCACCTTCTGTAGAATACACACAGATTAGAGTTATAAATAATCTTCAAGGCGGTAGAGATGTAGCCTATTTTAGTGGTCAAACATCAGTTAGTTTAAATCAAAACGAATATATGTTTTGGCAAGTAGCTAATGTTACAGGAGCAGGTGATTGTACATTAGAACTTGATTCAGCTTGGAATATAACAGAGAGATAATATGATAAACTTAAAGATGATATTAGAGGTATTGGCAATGGATGATTTCTATGGTGCTGATGAAGATATACAGATAGCCAAAGGTAAGTATAAAACACCAATGGGTTTAAAGGATTTAAAGGATAGATTAAAACGTAGATAATGGCAGGAAATAAAAACTTAGTTTATACAATAACAATTAATGATAACGCTACCGCAGTTATTCGTGGCGTTAACGGTCAACTTATAAAAACGGGTGTTAGTGTAGATAATCTTGATAAAGAACTGTTAGAGTTAAATGGAACTCTATCTATGTCAACTAATCAATTTAATGCTCAAATAAATAAGTTAACGCAATTACAGAATGGTGTTGCAATAGGTAGTCAGAGATATAATGAACTAGGTAATTCAATAACATCTTTAAACACAAAGCAACAAGCTCTTATAGGGAGTAGTAGTACAGGTTTAACTGGTGTGTCTGCTGCAACAGGTAGTGCGTCTGCTTCTGTTTTAGAAATGGGTAGGGTTATTTCGGATTCCAACTACGGAATTAGAGGTGTTGCGAATAACTTGTCGCAATTAGCGTCTAATATGGTTTACACCACAAAAGCAGCAGGTGGTTTAGGTGCAGGTTTAAAAGCTATTGGTTCTGCAATGGCAGGACCTCTTGGTATTCTATTGCTTTTTCAAGGAGCGATAGCTTTGCTTGAGAAATGGTCTATGGCTAATGAAGGAGCAAAAGATAGCACCGAAGAATTAACAGATAAGATAAAAGAACAAAACGAGGCATTAGAGGAAAATATAAGGCTTAGAAAAATACAATTAGAGCAGATAACAGGTTTAATAAACTCAAGCCAAATAGCAGAGTTGTTTTCTGGGATATTTACAAGTGGCATACAAGAATCAGAGAAATATGAAGCTGCTTTAACTGAATTAGCAGATAGGCTACAAAAGATAGGTTCTAAAGAGGCTAAGTATTTAAAAGACGCAAACATTTTACAGTCCGATAGAATATTGATAGCAGGTAACTTGGTAGCAATAGAGAAGCAGAAAACAAAACTTTTAGAAGAAAGATTAGTTGTTGATAAAAGGATAAAATCTATTGATGACATAAAAAAAGAATTTACTGATGGCGAAATAACTAAAGCACAAGAAACCAGAAAACTAGAAGATGTAGGTATAATAAACCTAAATAAAACCATAGCGATACAAAAAGAAATAAATAGATTAAAACAAGCTAATCTAGGTATAATCGCTAAAACTGTTGAGATAGAGGAAGATGATAGCAGTACTAAAGGTAAAGGTAAGAAGGAGTTTTTTGGTGGTGGATATTTTGATGAAGATTTCGAGGCTAGAATAGAGGCTTATAAGAAAAGATATAAAGAATATACAGAAGATGTAAGGGCGATTGAATCTGAAATTGATATGGCTAGTTTTGCGGAGCAAAATGGTGGCTCTTTTGAAGGTCAATCAACGCTTATTGATATGGAGATGAATGAGGAATTGGCTAGAGTTGAATTCCTGATTGGTCTACGAAAAGAAGAAAATGAAGGGTACGCAGACCTTGAAGCCGAACAAACTCTTATTAAGAAAAACGCTCAATTAGCAAGGAATGAAATTGATAGATTAGAAGTTGAAAACAAGAGGCAAATGTTTGAGAACATAGGCTCTATACTTTCTTCTGCTAGTCAACTAGCAGGTAAACACACTGCGGTAGGGAAAGGATTAGCAGTAGCTTCTACAACTATATCTACTTACAATGCGGCACAGAAAGCATACGAGAGCCAAATGCAACTCACACCAGATTCACCAATTAGAGCACAAATAGCAGCAGGTGTTGCTATCGCAAAAGGATTAGCTAACGTTAAGGCAATATTAGCAGTTAAAGTGCCAAATCAAGCAAGTATAGGTGGTGCACCCGCTAATAAAGGAAGAACATTTGATTTCAACCTAGCAGGAAGTACAGGACAGAATCAACTTGCTCAAACAATAGGTGGTCAAGTACAACAACCTATCAAAGCATACGTAGTATCAAGTGAGATAACCAATCAACAACAATTCGATAACCAAATTCAAGGCGAAGTAACTATCGGATAAGTAAAATAAAAAATAGATAAATTGTTATTATATTATGGAAGATTTAGAAGTTATAGAACTGGTAATTGATGAAGAGAGTGACTTTAGTGGTATAGAGGCTATTAGTATAGTTGAGAACCCTGCTATTGAAGAAGATTTCATCGCATTAAAAGAACAAGGTAGACTTGAATTAGCAAAGGTAGATGAAGAGAAGCGTATCTTAATGGGTGCAGCACTCATACCTAACAAGAAGATATACCGTAACAATGGCTTACAAGAGTATTACATCTTCTTTTCAAATGATACGGTACGTAAAGCCTCTGAACTATTCTTATCTAAAGGTAAGCAAAACAACTCAACCTTAGAACACGAAAGCGAGTTAGAGGGATTGTCTGTTGTAGAATCTTGGATTATTGAAGATGATGTACAAGACAAGTCGAGAAAGTATGGTTTACATATGCCAGTTGGAGCGTGGATGGTTTCTGTCAAGGTAAACAACGATGAGATTTGGGAAGAGTTTGTTAAAACTAAGAGAGTAAAAGGTTTCAGTATTGAAGGATTCTTTAGTGATAAATTAGAGATGAATAAAGAAGTACTTGAAGATAAACTAACCGAACAAGAAGTAAGTTGGTTAGAACAAATTAAAGAAATATTAAAAGATGCCTAAGAGTTTCTATTGCTTATGCAAAAACAGATATTTAGCAGAACACTTATGTAAGTGTGACAAACAACCTTACTATTGGAAACACGGTATAGGTAGAACAGTAGCATTACCAAAAGAAGAGGTGTTACTTGATATATTTGATGAAACATTTGACACAACATTCAACTAAAGAATTATGAGTATAAAAACAGACGCAGTAGTAATCAGAGATGAAACAACTACGGGAGCGAATACAGCAACAAGAGTAGGAACAAACCTAGTAGACATAGCAGATGACTTAGTTGCGAAACAAGCAGCTATTGATTTGAATACTGCTAAAGAAACTAACATAGCACACCCATTAGTTGAGAAAGCAGTACCTAGTGATGCGGTATTTACTGATACTGATACTATTTATAATGATGCTGATGTATTAAAAGATGCAGATACTTTATCGCCTGTTACGGGAGTTAATAAGTTAATGACTCAAGACGATATAGCAGGTCTTGGCGGTGGTGATATGTTATCATCTACATATGACCCTATTATAAATGCGAATACTGCTAAAGTAGGTATTACTGTACAACAAGCAAGTGACATAACAACTAACAATGCTAAAGTTGGCGTAACAACAGAAGAAGCAAATCCTGATGTAGTTAGTCAGGTTGAAGCAGAAGCAGGTACAGCAACAACAGAGCGTATATGGACTGCTGAACGTGTTAAACAAGCTATCGTTGCTTTGGGTGGTAGTGGTGGTGTAAGTGATGCAGCATATTCTATTAGTTGGGATGGAGTTATAGGAGTTGCTCCAAGTCAAAACGCTTTATATGATTTTATAGAAAGTCAAGTATTTAAAGTAGATACTAATAGTAATATTTCGCCAGTTTATTGGGGTGGCACTCAAGCTGAGTATGACATTGATTTTCCTAGCGGACATCCTACTAATTATTTCGTAGTAATTACCGATGGAGCGGTAACACCAACAACTGCTAGCGATATAGTTTTTGTACCTAATGGAAGTATAGCATCAACAGATGTACAAGCAGCTATTCAAGAAGTGCGAGATGAAGCGGTTGGTGGTACAATGACTGATGCCGAAGTTAAAATTGCTTATGAGAATAATGCTAATACAAATGCTTTCACAGATGCAGAAAAGGTAGTTGTTGGAAACACAACTAATACAAATACAGGTGACCAAGTTATACCAGTAAGCGGTGTAGATTTTGACCCCGTTGGAACAGATAATTCGGATAATAACGCAGCAAACACAACTTACGCAAATGATTATCGAGCAGCTAACTTTGTAGCAGGTACAGATTACCAAGTGCCATTAGTAGCAGATACAGATTATTTATCACCATCAACTGCAAGTACTACTTATGCGCCTGTTCTTGGAGCAGATGATAATTACGTAACCGATGCAGAGAAAGTTGTTGTAGGTAATACAAGTGGTACAAATACAGGTGATAACGCTGTTAATACTTTGTATAGTGGTTTAGTAAGTGCTACAACTGAAAATGTGAAAGCTATTAACGATAGAGTAAGTGAAGATTTAGCGGTTACAGGAACAAAGAATATTGATTGGAGTGTAGCAGAAACATTCAGATACACTATGACAGGAGCAACAGTATTTAGTGACACCAATTTACCTGCAAACGGAACAAAAGTAATAACTATTCATATGGATGGTGCATTTGCTCCTACATATCCCGCAGGATGGAGTACATATATACGAGGTGTGTATGACACAGCAGCATTAAATACAATAGTAATAGAATATGTTAATACAACTACTGATATATGGTTGGTTCAAATTTCACAAAAAGATTAAGATATGATAGCAATAACCATAACACAAGAATTAAAAGACCTAAACTCTAATTTCTTTAGAAATTACGATGTTGGAAGCATTAGACAATTATCATTAATACCTAAAAGTTTCTATTCACCTACATATTTTGTAGGACAGAGAACAGATGGGTATCAAACCTTAATTGATATTCACGAAGCAGATGGGTTTTTTAGTATTGTGAAACCAACTTACGATACAGCTATTGAAAAGTTAGGAGATTTGTTTTTTGATGTAACAACTCAAAAATTCACCCACCCTGTAATTGCTTTTACTCAAATTGAATTAGATGCTAATTTAGAAACTAACGAAGATTCAGAAGCTAGAACTAAAATAGACGCACACACGCAAAAAGGAGCGAATTTATACGGTAGATGTGAACGCAAAATATGGAGAAGAAGATTCAAGGATTCAGATGCTAATAATAAATTAACGCAAGGCGAGGGGAGAGATTTAAAGAAATGGTTTGCCCCTGTTTATCAATGGTTAATTTTAGGCAACTTTCAACAAGCAAAGCAAGAGATTGCTAAAGTAATTACAAATAATCAAACAGAATTAGATTTAGTTCAAGGGATGATTGGAACTGCAACTTGGTTTCAAACTGAAATACTTGATTATTTTGATAATAAATACGATTTGTAATGAGCAAGAAAAAAGCAATGTTTTTTAAGCAAGCGGTGGTTGGTTTTACAGAATTATACGATTTTGAAGATTCAGCAGATTATACAACGGAAACAGCAACTGTGAAAACAGCTAATACAGGTTTTGGGTATTGGGGTATATCAAATTGTAGTGTAGAATCAGCAGGTGTAGGACAATCAGATACGACAGTTGCACAAAATGGAGATTATTGTATTAAAATAACTAATACAGGAGGAGGTAGTAATCAAAGAGGTGAAACACGAATTCAAGTAGTAGCAGGAGACCAATATACTATTAAAATATGGGCTAAAGCAGGTACAGGAACTAACATTATAGCTTATTGGGCGGGGTTCGTAGTTACACCAAGCCCTGTAACGGTTACCGCAGGGTGGAACGAATATGTTTTCAATGTAGAAGCAAGTGCAACAGCAACAGCTTATTTAAGATTTTATCCTCAATTTGCAAGTGCAACAATAGGAAATCATTTTTATGTAGATAATATATCAATAGAAAAAACAAATTAAAATTATGGCAATAGTAAAACAAGGTGGTACAACATTAAACTCAGGCTCAAAAGGAGATAAAGGAGAACAAGGTGATGCAGGTGGTTCTAGTAACCCAAATATAATTGTTGTTACAAGTTTAGCAGAATTACTAGCAGTAACAGGCACTAATAAGATTATAGATATACAAGAGCCTATTACATTATTAGCTAATTATGTAGTACCTAGTGATTCAACTCTTTACTTTTCAACAGGTAAAATTATTTTAAATGGATTTAATATAACAGGAGATAACACTTCGTTTGATGGTCTAACTACTAAACAGGTTTATTTTCAGTTAGACGAAGTAAGTCAATTGGATGGGGTATGGAATCCACCAACTGAACTAACAACTAAAATGTTTGGAGTTCGTGAAGATGGATTACTTATAATGGGTAGTGGTAATATATCGGCAGGTGCAACAACTTTTACTGATGCAACAGCATCATTTACGTCTAATGATGTTGGGAAAACTATAACAGTAATTGATGCAGGTGTTAACGCTAATGTAGGGCAATCTATTAATTATGTATTATCTTCAACTATTGCAAGTGTAACAAATGCCACTACTATTGAATTAGCCGATGCAGCAGATAATACAACATCAAGTACTAATTACATATATGGTAGTGATGATTTCAACTTGGTAGACCAAGCATTAAGAATGATGAATCAGATTAATGGTTCTAATTTAACGATTGGTTCTAGCGGTAAAACTATGACAACAAAATCTGTATTTGTTGCAGCAGGTATAACATACAGACCATCAGGGTGGTGCATAGGTGATAAGACAAATGGACATAACGTTTATATACAAGGAGATATTCAATTATTTTCTCACGACTTAGAAAAATCACATCTGCTCTCAACTTGGTACACACGAAACTCTCACATAATAGGAACTGGTGGGCGTTTTTTAGGAGATTATAAAACACCATTAGGAGTTCATATTTATACGAATCAAAACGGAAAAAGTGAAAATAATCACTGTATTGTCAAGCACTCTATGAGCGTTAATTGTACTGAAAATGGTGTGAACATTTTTGGGTTTTATGGTGATGGTATCTATGGCACGGGAGATTCTCAATTTATGAATCAAATAGATGGAACAAACAAAATAGACGCTGCAACAGATAGCTTAATAAGTGTTGGATATATTGACGAATTTGGTGTGGTAGATGCTGCTAACACAGACTTTGTGTATTCAACATCATTTCTAACCTTAGAAGGTGGTCAATTTGATAACATTACATCGGTAGGAGTACAAAGATTTATGATGCTAACGGGTAGTGCTTTTGGTTCGTGGGGTGGTTCTGCTAATCCTTATTTTTGGGTATTATACTATGACACAAATGATAATTTTTTATGGAAAACACAACCTTTAACGTGGTTTTCTAGGGTATATATTCCAGAAGAAAGTTATGTTAAATGTAAGATTTTGTTAATGAACCCTGATAATTTTGGTGGTGATACTGCTGAAATTGAAATTAATTTAAGACCATCTTTACACTCATTCGGTGGTGGTTTGTATAATTCCAAAATAATGTTCTGTGGTCGTGAAGCATACTCTAATGGTGGTTCAGACTACGAGATTGATAATAACATACTAGCCAATATTGGAGGTTTACCCGCAGGTCCTGGGTATGCAATTAACTGGGAAGATGGAGGACGAATTAAACAAAACTTAAGAATTACAAACAACCGTATCTTTAACTGTTGGGGTGGTATTTCCATTAAAAACGCTGAGAATGTATTTATAAGTGGTAACGTGATAGGTGCTGAAACACTAGATTTAAGTGCTGCACCAACTAATGAATGGCAAGCAGGTATAACTACTAATGGGTACAATGTCGAAGTTTACAACAACACGCTTTATAACTGTGGTACTGGTATTAGTAGGAGAACAAGAATGTTTGAAAATAAGTTCATATTTGGTAGAGTAGATTATGAAGGAACAGGTGAATCGATTGAACAAAACCTTTTCAGAAATATAGCACTTTACGAAAACACGAGTAATTCTAGAGTTGGTAATCCATCTGTATTTAAGAATAATGTATTCAGATATGATTTAGACAACAGTTCTTACTATTTTAAAGAAAGTTTTAACGCAGCTTCATTTATAGACAATGAATTTGTTTTTAATGATGTTTCTGAATGGAAAAACGACACGCAATCAAGTTCAAACAATATGATTACCAATTCTGTAAAACTTGGTTTAACAGTTAACAGGTTGTTTTTAAGACAAACACAAACGTTAGATATAGGTGGTGTGTTTACAGGTAATACTGTCACAGGTATGCTTCCATCGGTAGACAGCAGGGATTTTTCTAGCGGAAATGGATGGTTTAGATTAGGCACTACAAATTGCAGAATTGATATACCAGTAGAGTTTAACTATGGTTTCCCCGTAGATTACACAAGAGAAAACCTAATTGTTAATAGTTGGGTTGAGGAAGATTTGAATCAATACGAATCCACGATTATTAGTCCAACACCTTTAATTACATATATAGATTCTGAATTCAATCTCTTAGAAGCTGATGGTTATCCTATGACTAATAATGGTTTTGCCCTATGGTCAACAGCAGAAAAGAATGTTAGTTATTATTTAAAAAATCACAAATTTAAAATAGAACAAGCCTTTGCATATAATTATATCGCAAGTCAGAAATTATTTGATATTAATCACTTGGGAACAACTGTATTAGAAAATTGTGAATTTGATATGCAGGGTAATCCAAATTATGTAATGGATATGAGACAAGGTATTAATTTTGGAGACAACTTAGGAGCGGTCACGTTTATAGATCCTATACTTAAGAATGGTATGTCTATAACGTTGCGGAAAGTAGCTAATTTAGATGCAGTTGATGACTTTGTAGTATTTACTAAACCTAGTCCATTGATGACAACATACGCATCTTTTGCAGACGAAGCAGCAGCAGTAGTGGCAGGTTATCCAAGTGGGTATTTATATGTAACTGCAACTGGCGAAATTAGAATGAAGTTGTAAAATGAAACGGAATTTAAACGAATTTGTTATTATATTATAAATAAACCCAATAATTATGAATACAAAAGATGTTTTACAAAAACTTCAAGAAGTATTTTCTCCTAAAGAGATAGAAGCCGAGTTATCAGAGGTGGAAGTTGTAGTGGAGGAAGTAGTAGAAGAAGTGGTTGAACAAACGGAATTAGCGGAAGAGCCTGTAAAGGAGGAAGCACCTGTTGAGGCTGCACCTGTACAAACGGTAGAGTACGCAACGAAGTTAGAATTAGAGGAAATGAAAAAGAAGTTTATGGACTTACTTGTTGCTTGGCAAAAAGAATCCATTACTGAAAAAGAAGTACCTCAAGAACTTTCTAAATCTAAAGAAGAAGAAGTTGAATTAGCAGTTGAAGAGATTGCTCATTCTCCAGAATTGGAAGTAGAGAAGAAACAAAATTTTCACGTTCCTAAAGCGAACAATGAATCATTAGAGTCTAAAATTTATAATAAACTATTTAATTAAAAAATTATGCCAACAGCAACAGTAACATCAACTTACGCAGGGGAATTTGACGCACAGAAATATATTTCAGCTGCCTTATTATCTGCTCCAACCTTAGAGAAAGGATTGGTAACAGTAAAACCTAACGTTAAATACAGAACAACTGTAAAAAACGTAGTAACTAATGGTCTTTTACAAGATGCAGCTTGTGATTTCACAGATGCAGGAACAGTAGTATTAGACGAAAGAGTATTAGAGCCAAAATCTTTAATGGTAAACAAAGTCTTATGTAAAGATGATTTCAGAGAAGATTGGGATGCAATCTCTATGGGATATAGTGCATACGATAATTTACCTCCTGATTTTCAATCATTCTTATTAGCACACATTGTTAAGCAAGTAGCAGCAGAGAATGAAGTATCTATTTGGAGAGGTACAGCAGCAGCAGGTAGTTTCGATGGTTTCGCTACTCAAATCGCTTTAGATGCAGACTTACCAGCAGCACAAGAGATTACAGGTGCAGCTATTACTGCAACTAACGTTATTGCAGAGTTACAGAAAATTCATTCAGCTATTCCTGATACTTTATTTGGAAACCCTGATTTAAGAATATATGTATCACAAAACATTTACAGAGCGTATGTTCAAGCGTTAGGTAACTTAGGATTTGTTGATAGATTCAATAACCAATCATTTGGTGAAGTAGTAATCGATGGTTTCACAGTAGTTATGGTTAATGGACTTGCAGCTAACACAGCAATAGCAACTCTTAAATCTAACTTGTGGTTTGGAACGGGATTATTGAATGACACTAATATGGTTAAGGTAATTGATACTGCCGATACTTTAGGTGATGAGAATGTGAGAATCATTATGAGAATGACCGCAGGAACACAATACGGACAGATTACAGAAATTGTAACTTACGGTATCGTTAACGCTGCTAACTAAGAATAATATAAGGGAGGTGAAAGCCTCCCAATATTATCTAATTAATTAATTAAAAAAAAATATAAACTTATGGCTTGTGATATTAGTGCAGGAAGAACCGAAGCGTGTAAATCCAATGTAGGTGGTTTACGTAATATGTATATCGGTAACTTTTCAGCAGGAATGTACGATGAGTTTTTAGATGCAGATAAAGATTTAGACCTTATAACCGCTTTAGTTACACCAGTAGATGTGTATAAATTTGAGTTACGAGGTGAAAATAATACTTTTGATGAAGCTAACGAAATCTCTCGTGATAACGGAACATCGTTCTGGACACAAACAGCGAACATCGTTGTTAAAAAACAAGATAACTTAACTCAAGTGCAGTTAAAATTGTTATCTTATGGTAGACCACATATAATCCTTGAAGATTATAATGGTAATTTTAGAATACTAGGAGCGCAAAACGGATGTGAAGTAGCAGTATCTAGTTCTACGGGTGGTGCAATGGGTGACTTAAACGGTTACACAATGGCTATCGAAGGTAAAGAATTAAGTATGGCTTACTTTGTAGACCCTGATATAGTTGTTGCAGGAGCATTAACAGGATATGATGTGCAAACAGCAGTATTATCTAATGGAGTTTTAGTACCTTAATACTTAATAGTATTAAAATGTTTAATAATATGGAGGCTACACTTAAAACGGTAGCCTCTTTTTTATTATATAAAACAAATATGGCTTTTTTTGTTATTATATTATGACAATATTCGATTACGACAATCTACCTACAATAAGTATTCCCTATATCTTAAGAGATGTAGAGAATCCTGCTATTGGTGCGTGGGTTACTAACCAAGAAACTAAGGAGAAATTCTTTTGTGATGCAGTAACTCTACCTACTTCTGTTTTCTATGATGGCTATTTTACTATTGATATAACAGATTTAGTTGCTAATGTAAATGTAAACACAACATTATTGGTATCAGCTATTGATTCTAATAACCTACCAATTTATAGAGATATAGTTGTATTTAGTAATAGGCTAGATACGGATTCTGATTACGAACAAAATGATAACAGTGGCGAATATGCCTTTGTATAATTATGGAAGATAAAAAACCACAAACAGGAATAAGAGTATCTAAGTATAACTTATCAGGGTACGAAAAACCTACCGTTAAAGAAGAGTACAATAAGAGTTGGATGAACTTTGGCGATAACAATGATTACTTTGATAAGATTATAGAGCGATACTTAGGCTCACCTACAAATTCAAGATGTGTTAATGGTATTACCGATATGATATTCGGTAGAGGTCTTGACGCATTAGATTCTTTAGACAAACCTAAAGAGTATCTTGAGATGAAACGTTTGTTACATAAACGACACGTAAAGAAGGTTTGTTCAGATTATAAGCTATTAGGTCAAGCAGCTATTCAAGTTACTTACAACAAGGCAAGAACTAAGGTGCTTAAAGTATCTCACTTCCCTATGGAGTGTTTACGAGCAGAGAAAGCAGATACAAAAGGATTTATTAGAGCATACTACTATCACCCATCTTGGAAGGATATTAAGACTACGGATAAGCCTAAACGCATACCATCATTTGGTAATGGTTCTAATAAAGAACTTAACGAGATATATGTAGTTAAACCTTATAGAAGTGGTTTCTATTACTATGCACCTGTTGACTATCACGGATGTTTACAGTATTGTTCACTAGAAGAAGAGGTATCGAATTATCATATTAACAATATACAGAACGGACTACAACCA